GACCCAACGTAGAATTGAATGTCGAAAATTTCAGTTGGATTTTGAGTCACAAAGGTTGTGTATCTGTAGGCGTACGTCTGATCCGTGCGCGTCGTCGTGTCCGAAACGTTCGAGCCCACCCCTATGCCTATTATATTGTCGGCAGTCGTCAAGAAAATCGCCCTGATATTGTAAATTCCAGTTTTATTAAATTTAAAATTTCCATTTGCGGATCTGGATACGAGTGAACTCGACCCCTGTTCGTTGAAGGGGCTGAGACTGAGCGCGAGAGCCTGCCCGTAAAGGACGCCCGTATATGTCGGCGGTGTATAATTTGACGCGAGGCTATAATAAAGAGATCCCCCTTCGCCGAGAGGCGTCCCGAGACTCGTGAAGACGTTCCCAGAGACTACGAGGTTCCCGGTCAGGTACGTGTTCCCGGCCGGACCTGGTAAAATGTTGGAGGTCACGACCAGGTTGGAGATGTTGGCCGTGTACGAGACATTGATGTTTGAAGTCAATACGTTATTTGTTTGAAGAGCGTTGGACACGTAGACATTTCCTTGGACGTGAAGGTTGGCGGATGGTGCCGCACCCGTTAGAATGCTTATACCCGTGCTTGTGATTCTGGCAAACTCAGATGAAGCTCCGAAGAAGACGTGACGTGTTGCTGTATCCGCCACTTGATAACGCAGGACACTCCCATTAATTCCAAAACCTGAGAAATTCGTTGCCGTCACCGGATTGTCCCCATTGTTGCCATCATACAAAGTTATAATTTTGTTTATAGGACCTGCGGCGGCTTGCCCAAAACTCAAAAGAGATCCTCCACGGTAGGTCGACCCGATAGTCACCCTCCCGTTCGAGTCCATGACGAAGGTGTTGGCACCCCCAGAAATATTCGAGAATACGACCACGTTCGTTCCAAGAGTTCCAGGGCCAACGTCAAGGCCGTTCGAGACAAATACATTCCCGGTTGTCAAGGAATTACTTGCAAAAATATTATTTGAAACGACCACGGTCCCTACATTTGCGGACGTCGCAAAGACGTTCGTCGCCGTTACCGAATTACTCACGACAAGATTCGCCAAGTTCGATATAGTGACAACGTTCAGGGTCCCTACATTTGCCGTGGTCGCAAAGACGTTCGTGGTCTGAAGAGCGTTCGAAACGAACATATTTCCGGTCGCGTAAACCGTGGTCAGTCCGGGCTCACCTGTAAGAGTCAACGTGTCGAGATTACTCGTGCTCGCTACATTTAGTGTTGTGAAATTTGCAAAGGGAATTGTAAGCGTATTGAAAAAAAATACAGTATTGGTCGTATTGGCCTGCATGGATCCCGGGACCGTAAAGTCATTGACAACGAGATTCGCCAAGTTGCTCGTTGTTGATACGTTTATTGTGGAAGTTATGACGGAATTGGTAACGGTAAGAGATGTCAAAGTGCCTACACTCGTGATGTTCGGTTGGGAGGGCTGTGAGACGACGAGGGCGACGTTCGCATTCGCCACATTGCCCACGAGGCTCGCGCTCTGGATGTTCGAGAGCGCGTTGCCCTGGCCCGAAAAGAAGGAGGCCGTGACGTTACCATTCACAAATAGCCCTGTGAGGGTGCCAACCTGTGTGATGTTGGGCTGGAAGGGCTGAGTGACGACCAGAGCCGTGTTGGCACTGGCCACATTACCCACGAGGCTCGCGCTCTGGATGTTCGAGAGCGCGTTACCCTGGCCCGCGAAGAAGGAGGCCGTGACGTTACCATTCACAAATAGCCCTGTGAGGGTGCCAACCTGTGTGATGTTGGGCTGGAGGGGCTGGGTGACGACCAGGGCCACGTTGGCCGCCGCCACATTGCCCACGAGGCTCGCGCTCTGGACGTTCGAGAGGGCGTTACCCTGGCCGGAAAAGAAGGAGGCCGTGACGTTTCCGCTCACAAATAGCCCTGTGAGCGTCCCCACCTGTGTGATGTTGGGCTGGAAGGGCTGAGAGACGACAAGGGCGACGTTGGCCCGGGCCACATTCCCCACGAGTACGGAACTGAGGACGTTTGTGAGCGCGTTACCCTGGCCGGAAAAGAAGGAGGCCGCGACGTTTCCGCTTACAAATAGCCCTGTGAGGGTCCCGACCTGCGTGATGTTGGGCTGGGAGGGCTGCGAGACGACCAGGGCCACGTTGGCGTTGGCCACGTTCCCCACGAGGCTTGCGCTCTGAATGTTAGAGAGGGCGTTACCCTGGCCTGCAAAGAAGGTGGCGGTCACGTTGCCCGTCGAGTAAAGACCCGTGAGGGTGCCAACCTGTGTGATGTTGGGCTGAAGGGGCTGAGTGACGACCAGGGCCGTGTTTGCACTCTGAACATTCCCCACGAGTACGGAGCTCTGGATATTTGTAAGGGCATTACCCTGGCCCGAAAAGAAGGAGGCCGTGACGTTACCCGTAGAGAACAGACCAGTGAGCGTCCCCACCTGTGTGATGTTGGGCTGGAGGGGCTGGGTGACGACCAGGGCCACGTTGGCCGCCGCCACATTCCCCACGAGGCTCGCGCTCTGGACGTTCGAGAGGGCGTTACCCTGGCCGGAAAAGAAGGAGGCCGTGACGTTACCATTCACAAATAGCCCAGTGAGCGTCCCCACCTGTGTGATGTTGGGCTGGAAGGGTTGAGAGACCACGAGCGCCACGTTCGCGTTGGCCACGTTACCCACGAGCACAGAGCTCTGGATGTTCGAGAGTCCATTACCCTGCCCGTAAAGATTGAGAGCTACGAGCGTTTCCGTGTTGGCGACCGTCGTAACGTTGAGAGTGGTGGAATAAATGAATGGAATTGTCAACGTGTCACAGTTGAATAATGTCGTTGATGAATTTGATGAGAAACCATTTGCATAAATATCAGTGAGGTTGGAAATTCCTGAAACATTGAGCGCCGTAAGAGTCCCCACCTGTGTGATGTTGGGTTGGGAGGGCTGCGAGACGACCAGGGCCACGTTGGCCGCCGCCACATTCCCCACGAGTACGGAACTCAAGACATTCGTGAGCGCGTTACCCTGGCCCGCGAAGAAGGAGGCTGTGACGTTACCACTCGAAAAGAGCCCCGTGAGCGTCCCCACCTGTGTGATGTTGGGCTGGAAGGGCTGCGTGACGACAAGGGCGACGTTGGCCGCCGCCACATTGCCTACGAGGCTCGCGCTCTGGACGTTCGAGAGGGCGTTACCCTGGCCCGAAAAGAAGGAGGCCGTGACGTTACCACTCGAAAAGAGCCCCGTGAGCGTCCCCACCTGTGTGATGTTGGGCTGGAAGGGCTGAGAGACGACAAGGGCGACGTTGGCCGCCGCCACATTGCCTACGAGGCTCGCGCTCTGGACGTTCGAGAGGGCGTTACCCTGGCCCGCGAAGAAGGAGGCCGTGACGTTACCATTCACAAATAGCCCAGTGAGCGTCCCCACCTGCGTGATGTTGGGCTGGAAGGGTTGAGAGACCACGAGCGCCACGTTCGCCCGGGCCACGTTTCCAACAATATTTCCCGCCTGAAGAGCGCTCAAGGCCGCGCCGTTCCCCGCCACGTTCGTCATGGTCGCGAGGCCAAGCACGTAGAGGTTCGAGCCCGCGGGTGGCGCGCTCAAGGTCCCTATGCTCACACCGTTCTGATACGCCACATTACCCAGAACGGTCGTCCATTGTGTGGGCACGTTGCTTGCGGCAGTGACCCGCCCGTACTGGTCCACGGTCACCTGGGACACGTTGGATCCCGATCCGTACAGACCGGCGGTGACCCCCGACGCAGGGAGGTTCGTTGGCTGAATTTGATTTGTAAAAAATAAATTCGGAACGGTCACGGAGTTGGAAACGTAAACGTTGCCTGTGACTTGGAGGGTCGCGGTCGGGACGGTGGCTGCGCCCACACCTACAAAATCCTGATAGTAGATTGGACTACCGATGGCCCCGGTCCACTGCGAGGAGATGATGGCCACGTTACTTGCGTTGGTTACGCGGCCGTATTGGTCCAAGGTCACCTGAGACACGTTCGCACTCGAGCCGTAGAGGCCGGCCGTGACTCCGCTCGCGGGGAACACGTCCGTGGACAACGTCCCGAGCGTCAGGTTGCTCGCGTTGATGTTCGAGAGGCCCGAGGCGTTGCTCGCTCGTAGGAGGCCCTGGACCGTCAGTGCAGTAAGCACGCCGACACTGGTGATATTTGGCTGAGCCGCCTGTACAACCGAATTGGCCGTGGCAACCGTCCCGGTGATTGAACTGGGATGGATCCCGTAGAGGCCCTGGCCGTCGCCTGAGATGGTCCCGGCGGTGAGAGAGCCGATGACGCTCAGTGTCGTGAGGGCGCCGAGGCTCGTGATGTTGGGCTGGGCCGGGTTTGTGACGACGCCGGCCGTGTTTGCAAAGTTGACTGTGCCAATGAGGTTGCCGACTGGTACGTTCGTGAGGCCAGCACCCGATCCGTAGAAGGTTCCGCCTGTCACTCCCCCCGAGACGACGAGGGAGCTCAGGGTCCCGAGGCTTGTGATGTTGGGCTGGGCCGGGTTTGTGACGACGCCGGCCGTGTTTGCAAAGTTGATCGTGCCCACGAGGTTAGCGACGGGCACGCCCGCCAGGCCCGATCCCGACCCGTAGAAGGTTCCGCCTGTCACTCCCCCCGAGACGACGAGGGAGCTCAGGGTCCCGAGGCTCGT